TATACGTTTCTATATATGTTTATTTAGCAGTTAAGAATAAACTTTTGGTTCACCCATGGCCAAGGCCATCCAGTCCATTTGACTTTCAGCATCTTGGCCAGCCACTTCAGCGGCAATTTGTTGTGCTTTAACTTGTGCTAGTTCAGCATCAGCCAAATACTTCTTATCCTGTGGACTTGGTCCTTTGCCCTGTTGACTTTGTTGTGCTTGTTGAATCATCTTAACAACTTCATCATCACTTGGCAAATAAATGTCACAGTCTTTGACGCCCAATGTGTATAGCGTATCAGCATAAGGCTTTTTAACTTTCTTATACATCTCAGGTGTCATGATGCCTTGTTGAACCATGCCTTGTATTGATTGTAATAAACCAGTTTGACATTTTTGAATTAACTGTAATCTGTTCAATGAGTTTTCTTCGCTCATCATACCAATGGCTAGTTCTAATTGTAATTGTTTGCGATCAGTCATTGAAGTCATGCTATCCCAAGCAACGTAGTCCATGAACTCTGGCTTTTTGTCTGCTCTACAAGTGCCGGCTAGTTTCTTAACACCAAAGTCATCGCCATATTGAATTAATGTGCGCCATACCAAGTATAGTGCTTCTTTCAAACCTTCCGCGGCATTACGAATTGTGTTGTCTTGGATAATTTGATTTGGACTTAGTGCCAATTGTAGTTTAACACCACTGTTACCAGCACTCATAACTTCTGGATTGAATACGTCCTGTGGAGTAGTCATGCCAACCATGGCCATTGTATCTTGTTGGATACGTGTCATGCTTTGTTCCAAGAAAGCTAAGTTGCCACTTGGAGGAGGAATTTGGTAAATGTCTTTTGCTGGATCAAACTTAGAATCCAAAATAAAGATAGCACTTTCGCCATCTTGTAGCATTTCAAAGTCTAGTCTATCTGGCTTAACACCAATACGTGGAGTAGCTGTTAACAAACCTAATTGTATTTCAGCACGAGCCGCTGATGTACTATATTCCTGCATTGGAATAACTGATTCAGCAATACTCATACCATAGAAGTTGCCTGGTAGTGGTTTTGGACACATGTTGGCCACAGGAATAAATTCTACTTCACGTGCGCTGATAATATAGCTACCGCTGTAAATGATTTCAACTAGTTCTAGTTCGCCATCACCATCAATGTCATACTTGTCCCATACAGTAACAACTGAAACTTGTCTGCTGTGTGGATCTGCTGATGCGGCTGAACTAACTGGAATACCCATAACCGGTACTGAATCACGTGCGTGAATAGCTAAGTTGTTTAACACTGAACCTGCTTGGTAAGCACCATTCATATTGAATTCTGCGTGTAAGCTGAATTGCTCTAAATCAATGCCAGGATATAAATCTGTGGCTTCTTGTATGGTCATTGGTGCGTAAAAGCCGCAGAATGGTTGATCCTTCATTTCAGGTACAGTAGGATCACAGATCCAATAGTGTTGAGCAATAGGATCAAATTTAATATTGATATTGTAGCCAGTTAGTTTATACTTGGCACGATAAATTGTATTGCGTTTAATAGCGTCATTGATAATGGCTTCTTGTCCTTCAATGTTTTTAGCAAATACTTCTGTTTGACCTTCTGCTAGTGTAGCATAGTTGTCTTCATCATCGGCTTCACGCATACTGGAAATGTGTTTGTCCATTAACTCATTGGTCAGTTCGCCTTGCTGTTCGCCCATTAGCTGTCTAATTTCTGCTAGTGCGGCATCTAAGTTTACGTTAATTTGTTTTTTGCTTTGGCGTAGTGTTGTTAAGCCAGATTCGGCTGCTTGTAATTCAAATGCTTTAAGTTGTTCTAAAGTACCTTCTGTTTCAATATAACGATCAATCTTTTCACGGATTGGTTTAATCATCATCATACCATTTTTGTGCATGACAGCATCCATGACCCAACGCTCTAGGATAAAGTGCGGATCATTCATTTGATTAACTACTTTGGCAACCATGTCAGTGGCTTGACGTGCGGCTACTTCATCATCTTCACCTTCGGCTACGAATTCAAAGTTAATTTCACCATTGGGCATAAGTCCTTTGGCAATAACTGCTGTAGCATAATCAACAATAGGTTTAACTGTGGGATGAATGTAGTCAATGCCATTTACAGGGGCAGTACTATCAGTAACAGCTAGACACAAGTAATGGTAGTCGCTGGCTCTGTTAACAGCGTTCTTTGTGCCTAAGTAACGCAAATAAGAAGCCATTTTGACATCCATTTGATTTTTCATACGCACAAAGTTTGCGTTGATTTTTCTATTTTGATTGATGTCACTAACAGGGATATTCTTTATTTCCAACATTGTGGGTTTTCCTTAACTAATGTATTATTTAGCGTTTTCATCAGGGGTATCGGCTTGGGTCTGTGGTTCTTTAGGCTGTTCTTCTTCTTGCTTGTCTTTTTTAAAGATTGCGTCCCAGTTATCCCATATCTTTTTAATGTCTTCGTTTCTTCTTTGACTGCCTTTGCTCATTGTATATCTCCGGGTAATATAATTCTAGGACGAGTCAGCTCATCCTGTAATGAACATGCCATACAAGTATGTCCATCAATATCTTCATCTTCCATCTCTATAATAGAATGAGGTGTGTTTGCTATCATTGCGGCCCGTTCAAATGCTTTAGCATGAGACTCGCATAATATCATTGTGTTTTCTTCTATAGCGCAGATAAACATTATAGTGAATCCTTTAACTTGGCTAGTTCTTTATGTGTTAAGTAACATTCAAACTTATGATCAAAAATGCTTTGACTTATTAATTGGATATGCCATACTGAGGTTGCTTCAACCCATGTCTTTTTTAATTTAAGTTTGTATTCTTCATTATCAATGATATCAAACTCTTCTTTTGGTGCTTGTCCACCATATACAAAAAATGCTCCGTGTTTCGCCATTATACTTTCTCCAATTTATAATACTCTGCAGATTTATATTTTATTCTTTTTAGAATAGTTGTGGGATGAACACTATAATGTTCGGCCGCTTCTTTAATGCTTTCAAATCTACCATATGGCGTTTGCACTGGTATTTTACGCTTTTCAACAGTAACTATTCTACCCAATTTAAACTTTTCAGTTAAACTTGCGTCTTTAGCATTTTGACTTTGACTTGCTTTAAAACAATTATCAGGATTATATGGACCTTGATCACCTTTACGGCACATAACTAATTGATCTTTACTTAATCCTCTATTCACAATATCTTCTCCCCACCACTCAAGCCAGGATTCATATGTAAATTGCCAATCAATATTTCTTCGTCTTGCATTGGCTTTTTGTCCATTATATTGTCTAATCATTGCTTTTCCTTATTCTGCGCTATAAGTTTTTTTCCAGGCAGGCTTTTGTTCTTCGTCTCTGCGAATATATCTGTTGCGTTGTGCTGCCATACGCTCTTGTGGAGTTTTATTATCCCAGGGTTCAGCGATTCCTTGAAGGCAAGCCAATAAAGCATAGCGAGCACTATCAATACAATCGTCTGGATCACTAAATCGTCCTTTTTCATCTACGTAATAATTAGTTGCTTCATTCAAGAAGTTTGTACAATTTTCATTGACCATTAAGCTACCAACTTCCAACATTTGACGCATTTGATTTATGCCATATGCTTTGTGATTGGTAACACGCCCTTGATTGTCTGCGGGATTCATAATTGCTTTTTCATAAACATTTAGTTCGTATTGTTCAAATAATTCTCTAATAGAATTACTACTCATAGTGTATCTTCCCTGTGTGCTTGCGTCAGCAGGTAATACAATAGGACAGCCAAATACTTCTGGACGAAGCAAGTGATTTATATATTGAGTGGGCACAGCCTCTTCAATGCCTTGAACAACAATTTGCCTATGTAAGTAAGCAATGCGTTCATAGGGCTCCCAATACATTAATGATATCACCGTTTTATCATTTACTAAACCTAAGTCAAGTGCTATAACACGCTGTATTCTAGGCATGCGTAAAAAGTCAATGTCTCCTGTTTTATATGTGGGCCAGTTTCCTAGTTGGAATACTGCGCCTTTACCCATAACTGGCTTACCAGCAATACGGGCTTCACGCTCATGCGGAAGATAATCTTTTTCTAGTTGTCGTCTTGTTGAGTTTAATAAGAATGGTAAGCCCCATGGATCATATTCAGGAACATCATCCCAACTTACTCTAATGAATTCATAACCTTCTTCGTGATTCCAGAACTTTGACACAAGTCCGTTGAGTCCTTTGAGTGGAGTAAACGAACAGAGAACCTTTCCTTGCGTAGTTGCTGTTCTAGTAACGATCTCACTGAAGAAATCATCTGGAGGTTGTTCATCAAAGACTGCGAGATTAAGTTTGAAACCTTGTAGTTGACGTACTTCCTGAGTATAGTTAGCAAAAAGCAAATAGCTATTGGCACCACTAATATGCCTAATCTCACAGCCAATGTTATTAGCACCATCATTACGCATAGTGTCAACAATAATGCAGTCACGAGGTATAGCACCTGTGCCAAGATTTTCTGTAATTTTAACATCCTGTGTTCCTAACAATTCATTTTGTAATACAAGAGCAACTTGACTCCAACCTTCACCTGCTACCATACAAGTAATAGGTGTAGTGAATCTATGTCCTGTCCACCAATCTGGATATTTGCCAGTTAGGTGCATTGCTGTTTCATAACAGGTTGATACTGTTTTACCAATCCTGTTTGCGGCAAGTATTCCTCTACGTTCACTAGTTCCAGTGGCAAAGAATTTGCGTTGATGTTCAAAAGGTCTAAAGTATTTTAATTGATTATACTTCATGTCCTCGGCAATATCAATACTTAGATCCATCAATTGATTTTTTAATGGACCCGGTATTGTTTTTAAACTATCAACAGTAAGATCATATTTGTCCACGCTCCAACGCAGTGCGCGAGCCATTAATACATCATTGCCCAGCATTACTGAACCTTATTGTATGATAGATGCATTTGTAAATATTTGGCAAATGTTTCAAGTTCATCTCTGGACAATAACAAATGAATGTTTAAATCATCTTCATCATCTGCGTTGAATCTAAACGTAAGTTCAAATTCATCGGGCCCAGTCCAAACTCCACCTATATCTATAGCTGAACTGTCATCATGTGTTAGGTTGAACATTGTGTAAATCCTTGTGTATTTGATAAACGTGATGTAATGCTTGGCTTAATGATGCTATTTCTTCAGCGGTTACTGCCCATGTTTCGGGATCATTAAGTGTTGTAGGTTTGTTAGTTAAAATGGCTTGTAAACGTTCAGCAATTAAACGCATAATATGTTCGCACTGTCCGGGAAACTTTTCTACGAAAGCTTCTCGGTGTGCGGCATTTACTTTTTGTAAAATCAGCGTATCGCGAGCCATACGCTGTTGCTGTGCTTGATCAATTATACCATTACGCACAGAGTTGTTGGTCATTTTGATAAGTCCCAAACATCTGTAATGCTTGCGCCACCCATTGAAACAAACTCTCTGTCAATCCATGTATCCCATTGATTGCTGTTGTTAACTTTGAAACTCTGCATCAAGCCACGTAGTTTGCGACCCTGTGGAGTTAAACTGCCATCACTGCGAACAATAACTTGCTCACCTGTGCGGGGGTCAACCCATTTGATAATTTCAGGACGTTCACGGCCATACTTGTCTAGCTTCATGCCATGTGGACGTTGATCAACTGGTCCAACGATTTCATAACTGATTTCACCGGACTTATATTTGCGAAAGTATACACTTACTTTTCTGTCCTGCATTCTATATTCAAAGTCAGTGTGTGGGATGGCGTTGCTGACGAAAATGTTTTGTAGCTCTGTGGGATCAGGTAAGTTTTTATCACGTGCGGGTACTGGTTTCAAATCTTCAACTGGAACTAGTTCTGTTCTATCAATATATGGATTGTCTCCACCAATGAATTTAGGATCTACTTCAGCACCATTTAATACATCCATGGCTACTTGGTATTTTAGTTTGTTGGCACGACCTTTTAAGTTTAATACTACGCCTGTTTCATCAAATACAAAACGCTCAAGGTCTTTGGCTGTGGGAAAGTCTGTCATTAGACCTTCCATGTCATATTCTGCGTTGCTTGTTGATTTAGGTTGTATACCAGCAACTTGTTCTGCTACTGCTATAATTTCTTCGGGCGTTACGGGAGCTGATTCGTCCCAGGGATTTTCCACGTTGGCTGTTGCAGGTGGATTTAGATTTTTCTTTGTCATTTCATTTCCTTAATTTTCTATGCTAAAGAGGAACTATTGTTCCTCTTGTATTTAACGTTAATACATTGTTCTATCGGCGGCATTACCAAAGCTAGAATACATTTCTGGAATGTCAACGTTTGGCAACGTTGGTTGTTCAAACTCAGGTGGTAAAACAGCCGGGCTAGCAACAGCTTTACCACCGGGGCTTTGTGGACCGCCTGGCTGTCCGTATGCGTCATTAGGATTAAAAGGCGTGGCATATTTTCCACCACCACTCTTACCACCATTAAACATAGGCGGTTGTTGTCTCAATTTTAATATACCACCGCCTTGTTGGCTTTGTTGAACTTTTTGTTGTGCTTCTGGACTTGGAGCACCCGGCAAATTTGACACAGCGTTTATAGCCATGCCTGGAATTTGTCTTGCTAAGGTAGAGAACGGACCTTGTGCGTTTTGACCAAATAAACCACTGGCAATACTATCACCAATGCTACGGCCAATGTCATTGCCAACGCCAGTATTAGCCGTGGGATTAAACGGTTGGTTTAACGGGCTTTGATTATCGTATGTGCCGTAGCTCATGATTATCTTTTAGCTTTGATACTGCGACCATTAATAGCAGGACCGCGACTACCATTGGCAGTTGGATTGGCAGCTTTACCAGTACGCTCATGTACGCCTTCTAGTGCTGGATTTGTTTTTCCTGCTTGACCTTTACCACGCATACCTAATGCGTCGGTGATCATGTTAGCAATAGTAGAACGTTCACTGTTTGTACTAGACTTTTCTTTCATGAAGTCTGCTCTTTTGCTGCCAGTAGCGACATTACCTGTAGTAGGACCACGCTTTTGGTTAATTTCTTTGTTGCCCATTGGGTTTGTTGATTTCATATTATGCTCCTACTAATGTTACTGGTGTAACATATACTGAAACTGCGCTTGCGGCACTTGCGGCAAGATATACAGTTTGAAATGCGCCTGATCCTATTACTTGAATATATTCAGTGGTTAATGGACCAATAACTGTTCCTGCTGTAGCCACTGACAATACACTAGTTTCAGCATCAAAGAACACAGGCACAGTTGCGCTGGGATTAGTTACTTTTAAAAACAATGGTGTTTGACCACCGCCTAGATTGCCTGTTACTTCTGCTGTAGTAATGTCACCTGTTGCGGGTGTTACATTAGCGGCTAAAGTTTGAACAGGGCCTGCTAATTGATATGCGCTCATAGTTGATTGCCTTTCGTTGGACCACGACCTACGTTAATTTTGTCAGCGTTACCTTTATAGTTTTGACCTTTACTTGGATCAAATGCACGTGTGCCACCGGGTGTGCGAACTTGTGTCGTTCCTGTGAACATATCTTTACCACATTGTAACGCTGGCATGCTGTCAGTGCCTGGAGTAGACTTGCTACTCTTGTTGCCTGTAGTTGGACCACGACCAAAGTTTACTTCACGGCCATCATTGCTGTGACCACTCCATTGGTTTTTAGCGAATTTGTTTGTGCCGCGACTAAATCCTGGAGAAGCCGCACCAGTTGCTGGGTTTACTTTTTCAAATTTCATTTTGATTTTCCTTTTTTACTTGCTGCCGCACGTTTTGTTGCATACGAAATAGCAACAGCCTGCTTAACTGGTTTCCCAGCCGCAATTTCTTTCTTAACATTCTTAGTGAATGCCTTTTTGCTTGTTGATTTAATTAACGGCATAATATTATTTAGTCTTTTAAGTATTCGGCTATCGTAGCCTGATTTTTTTCAAACCATCCTAAACGTGTATTACATTGTTGGCATAATACGCCGCGGTAAGTTCCTTTAATAGCATGATCATGATCTATAACCATTTTCTTTGCTTTTACTCCACAGATCTCGCATGATTGAGTTCTTAACTGATCTGCTTGTTCAATAGTTAAGCCATAATTCTTTTTTAAATCATATCGTTTTTGCTTTAATCTTGCTGCCTTACTTAATGTGCCATTATTGGCAAACTTTGATGTGCTTTTCTTTTCTATTAATTCTATAAACATGTTATACTTCTTTAACGCCTGTGAGCTTGCTCAATGCTTCCGCAAAGGCTAACTGTTTGGCTTGTATAGCGTCTGCGCTATCAGTTACTTCAATCTTTGCCAGTGTGTTCATGACTTTGTTCAATATCAAGTTGTGATATTTTAACACTACATTCTTATCGCCTTCACTGCGAGCAGATATAAAATCTTCAACTAAAAGTTCTTCATATCGCTGTCCGCCTGTACGTGCTTCTAGGCTAGACAACAAGTCTTCAATGCTGACATGATTCTTGCTGCCTTTTTTACGGCCACAGCCAGGGCGAGCTCCGCCGCGTTGGCCTTTCTTTTCTTTTGGGGTTTCTATGCTATCTTGTTTCATAATATTATTTATGTTTATTAAATATACATTTACGCTAGGAAATGAAATGAATTACGCATGGTCTTTTGCCCAACTCACTGATGTTGACGACATTGTTAAAATGGCTGAACAACACTTTCAAACTGAAATTGATTTAATCTTTAAACCAGAACCTCCAATATACGCAAGGAACCTTGCTTATGCTGTGTTAAATCAAACATACTATCCAGGCAGTGAATTATTAACTGTGGCACGTGATTCAAACAATACATTACTAGCTTACAATTGGGCCAAGAGCAATGATCGCGCATTTTGGAGTGACGACATGATGGTCAATGTGCGTATGGTACATTTAAATCTAGCGTTGCCTACAAGACTGCGTATTACATTAATCAAAGACATGATGAATCAATGGGAAGAACTAGCCAAGTACAGTAAAAATCCTATTATATGTTCAACTACTATGCGACACAGCCAAGATGCATTTCTTAAACTACATGAAAAGGCTGGTTATAGTGTGCGTGGTAGCTATGCGTATAAAAAAATAAGCACTTAACAAACTCGCCTGCCAATTCGTTGATGCCTGGATTAGAAAGTGGGAAAATCATTCCAGTTCTTGATAGTGCTTGTGCCCACTTAACTTTATTCTAAGGTACTACGCAACATCCATATTGATTTTTCTAAATCCAATGCTTGATCCTGTGCGTAGTTACTAACTTCTTCTAAGCCTTCTTCTGTGGCAATGATTATTAGTGCTTTATAATCTTCTAACAAGTGTTCCAAATCCATCATTACAGTTTCCAACAACTCATCGGCTGAACCTTCAATAGTATCTGTGGGTATTGTAGCTTGTTCAATAACGTCAACAATATTACAAGGCATGTATTCCTGCATGGTGCGTAGTATTTCACCAATCTTATCAATTTGTTCTTGGCGTCTTTCATAAACACCTTGTAGCAATTTATGGTCACTGCGAAAGTTACGCCCTGTAATGTTTACATGTGCGGCATGACTACGAAAGTATGCTACAAAGTTGTTGTTAAAAACGTGTGTTAGTTGTTCTGCTGTTGTCATTTTATTGTCCTGGTGCTATTGGTCCTAGGACCTTGCTTGCTGCCTTTTGGCGCAGGCCTGATTTAACTAATGCTTCTAGATTAGCTCTGCCACCATAGATATTTATAGTACGCTGATCATCACTTTGTAGTAGGTTACTGGCTTCTTGCGGTGATAATGGAGCAGGAGTAGGACGACTTAACATCATACGTTGTGCTTCTGCTATTCTGTTTTGTGCTCTGCCACTACTAGCTTCTGGTCCTGCTTGTTCTAGATATGGTGCCGCTTCATATAAGTTTGCTGCCATACCAATTGGACCTGCTACTCTTGCCGCACCTACTGCTAATGGTTTAATTAAACGACCTGCTTGTGCTAGTGCGCCGGGCGTTGCTTCAACGAACTTTGCGGCATTACCAGCGAATTGAGGATTGGCTTTTTGTAATGCTTGTCCTTCTGCTGAGTTTAACCATGACTTAACAGCATTGTTACCGCCTTTGGTATTCCAAATGTCGCTGATCTTTGCGGCCACTTCATCGGGCGCTGACTTTAACATATCAAAATATGGTTTTATAGTTGTTGTTGTAGGAGTGCCTCGCACTGGACTTAGCGTTTCTGCGCCCATGCTGGCTTGTTTGCTGGCATCTATCATACCTTGCTTAACTGCGCTAGCACGATCCATAAAGCCCTGCGCTGGTCCTACCATTGGAGGTAAGCCTGTGCCCATTAATACAGCATCTGCTACAGCAGTCATAGGTTTAGTTACATATCCACCTAATACTTCTTTGGCATAAGGAGCAACTGCGCTGCCAACAACCTTAGCAGCCTGTCCTAGGCCTGTGGGTGTGGCCATGGCTGCGCCTGTTACAGCAGGAGCAACAGCGCCAAGTATACTGCTATCGCTGGGCGCAACTGGACCTGTAGTTTCAACTGGTGCTTCAGCTGGCTGTGCTTGTTCCTTAACAGCTTCTTTGGCTAAAAATGAATCAACGTTGAAACCTTCTGCTTGTTCAGGCGTTGCTTGTTCAGCGGTTTCTTTTTCTTCTTTCTTAGCTAAGAATGCATCTGGATCAAAAGCCATATTAATCACCACTTCTTTCTAATCTTAAACGAACAGCATCTGCTCTTGGATCTTTTGGATTCTTTTGTAGCCATTTAAATGCTTCTGTTTCATCTGCTGTAAATTTCTTATAGCGTGGCTCTTGTCCAATTTGTATGCGTTCATTGTCAATACCGTTGCGTAGCGTAGTTTTGAATATTTCAGCATTACGCTTAAATTCTTTTTCGCTGATGTATGGATCATTTAATGCGGCAATAGCAGTTTCTGCTCGCATGCCTTCTGCTTCACTGATACTACCAGTACCACGTAAACCATTGTATGCTTCCATAAATGCTTTGCCTTTAAGCTGTTCATATTTTGTTTTAAAGTTTCTGGCATCGGTTGTTGGAGCACTCCAAATACCTGTAATAACATTTGGCATGCCAATGACATCGCTGAAGCCTGGATGCTTTAACACATCATCAATAGTTGCTATTGTAGCGGCTGTGGCTCTTTCGGTTTTAGGCAATGCTATACGCATGTCTGTGACCTTTTTAATTTCTTCTTTGGCTCCAGTTTCAGCAACTTCACGCTGAGATTTTTCAATTTCTTTTTGCTTGTTTATTTCGCCTAACGTTGGACGTGCGCCTGCCGCAGGTTGCGCCGGAGCCGCTGTTTGTGTAGCTGCCATTGCTGGAGCAGTGCCAGGGGCAACCGGAGTAACTGGAGCTGCCGCTTGTGGTGCTGCCGCGGCTGCTTGGCTTGGAGCAACTGGTTGAGCCGCTTGTGTGCCAGCACTTGCTGCCTGTGGAGCTGGCTGTACCTGCATTCTTTGTCCTGCTAAACTACCATCAGGTGACAAGCCCATTTCCTGCATTGTTAATGTAGGCAAACCTTCTGCTTGTAATGCTTTATTGTAATTTGAGAATATATCCAAACGATCTTTAAATGTAGCCTTAGACAAATCATTAGCCAAGCCTTGTTGAAGAACTTGTAAGCGATTAGCTTGTTCGGTGGTCATGTTTTCACGCTTGAATGCTTGTTTGCGTTCATCTGCTGTTTGTCCAGCAACATCACGCACACGAGTTAACTTAGTTGGATCACCTTTGTATACTTCATTGGTAACAACATTACGTGTGACTAATCTACCTTTGTCATCACTTTGTGTTCTATAAATGTTGCCTTCTTTGTCTTGGAACTGTTCAGCACTAGTGCTTACTTTACCTGCGCCTGCGCCTGCGGCCGCTGAGATCAATTCTTCTGGGCTTAGTGCTTTACCTTCGCTGTTAAAGCCTTCAATAGGAGCACCGTTGGCACCCATTTTAATCAAATAGCCTTTACCATCTGCGCCTGTGACAATTTTATCTGTGCCAATACCAAGCTTGGTAGATTCTTCATCACGTAAGGCAGTCATGCCTAATGCGCCAAATAGAATATACTTGGCCCAACTACCATCTTTTTTACGCTCTGTCATTAAACGAGCAAGATCGCTGGGATTCTTAGTGGATAATTCTTCTTGTGCTTTAGCTTGTTCACGTTGTTGTGTAATTAAGTCTGCAGCACGATTGCGAGCACGTTCACGTAATTGATCTGGAACATTTTCATCTGTGCCAAGCTTCATTAATGCCGCAGGATCGTTTTGAGCTGTTTGGTATTGTTCAATAAATGCTTGACTTGAAGTAGGCTTGGCTTCTGGCTTGGCCAAACTATACATGCTTTGTGGAGCAGGAGCTTCGGGACTAACTGGTTCTGTGACTGCTGCCGGAGCCTGTGCTTGCGTTGGAGCAACTGGTTGTGGTTTAGCCGGGGCTTGTACTGCGCCACTGGCCGGAGCGGCTTGCCCACCTAGTCTTTGATCTACTATGCGTTTAACATTTTCTACACCGCCATTGGCTTTAGCAGCCGCATCGCTGATATAACCTGTTTTAAGATAATCACTTAGACCTTTTGCGCCTAGGAAGTGAGCGGCTGCTAAATTGTTTTCTGTTGGCTCAACGCCATAGTTTTGTAGATACTTGGCATTTTGCTGTGTATAAGCATTCATTGCCGCTGTTTGTTGATCGGCCGTGCTTTGTAATCTATCTTCTGGCAAGTCGGGATTAACTTTACGAGCATCGGCATAACCAGCATCAGTCATACCATACATACCGGCAGCAGTGCCTTTGCTACGATCATGATAACCAATGTCTGGACGGTTACCTGACTCTTGTTGCGCTATTCTTTTATTGTAGTCTTCAGGCGCAACAGGGCCTTTACCGCCGGCCGGAATCTCTTGTTTGGTTTCAATTGTTCTACTACCATTTTCATAGGTAATAACTTTTTGTTCTTGTACAGCAGTTTCATCGGCACGTTTGGCTTCTTTTTCTCTAAGTTTGCGTTCTTGTTCTTCACGCTTTCTGCGTTCCTCTTCTGTTTCCATGCCCGCGGGCATAACAGGCGCTACTGGAGCACTATAATCTGTGTATTCATCATAGTTACTATAATTTCCCATTGCATCATATGCCATTGTTTATTCCTTTAAAAGTTCCATGGCAGCTTGGCGCCGGCGCTCTTACCACTAGTGCTAGTGCCTGTTGGGCCCATTTGATTATAGCTGGCCTGTGGAGCACCATATGCTATACTAGCCAAACGTCCATATGCGTCCATTGGTATATTTGCGGCACCCACGATTTGATTTGCCGCTGATATAGCGCCAGGCAATGCTTGTCCACCATAGCCCATTAAGCTTGTGGCAGCACCTTGACGTTGTTGAGCAACTTGATTGGCAACCTGTGCGGCAATCTGTGCTTGTTGCGCGGCATTTGCGCCTGCGGCCTGTTGTCCTGCCAATGCTTGACGTGCTGAGCCTAGGTTACCTGTGGCACCAAAGCCTGCTTGTTGATTAGCAATGTTTTGTTGATACTGTGCTTGTGCTGGAGCAAGAGCAGCCTGTATTTGATTCTGTTCATAGTCTTTGCCAAACAAGCCTTGTAAGCCACTTACGCCTGTGCGTAATGCCGATTCGCCTGTTTCACCTAGTGTTTGTTGAACTTGTCCTGCAGTGCCAGCTAGGTTTTGACCTGCTTTATACATACCTGGCAAGTTTTGTTCATATATACCTTTAGCACCACCTACAATGTCTTTGTAAGTTGGAGCAATGGTTTTTGTATAAAAGTCACTTTGTGCTTTAACATATTCACGCTGTTCTGGACTTAGCGTTGGTACAGATGTTGAACTACTTTTACCGAAACTCATATTAGTTTTCCTTTATTTTCATTATTTAGCATTATTAAGCCAAGCCTTTGCTACGCAAAAATGCGATGCGAGCTTCGGGATCTAATACGTTTAGATAACTTTGTTCTGCTGGACTTAGTTGAGGATAGCTGGGCTGTCCTTGTAATATACCTAAAGCACTTTGGAATGTTGTGGGCTGTGCCAACTCTTGTATTCCCCATGCTGTCTTTGGTGCGTTTGGAACTGTGTTCCATGTTTCCGCATTGAAAGCATCACCTGTTTGTAATGCTCTATCTGTGCCCCAGTAGAATTTACTTTGAGCATCATTGGTTGTTTTATAAAATGGTACGGTTTCAATCATACCTGGATTTAGATACTTGCCACTGGCGCCTGTTTTCGGTGGAACAACTACAGGAACAACTGGAGTTGGAGTTACAGGCGTTACTGGAGTAACTGGAGTTACGCCACCGCCATCTCCGCCTCCTCCATCGCCTCCATCGCCTCCGTCTCCGGCATCTCCATCATCTCCATCATCTCCATCATCTCCATCATCTCCATCATCACCTTCGCCATCATCACCTTCGCCATCATCTCCTTCTCCTTCTCCTTCTCCTTCTCCTTCTCCTTCTCCTTCTCCCTCGCCTTCTCCTTCTCCCTCGCCTTCTCCTTCTCCTTCTCCCTCGCCTTCTCCCTCGCCTTCTCCTTCTCCAGTGTCACCAGTATCTCCGGTATCACCAGTATCACCTGCGTCTCCGGCATCTCCTGCGTCTCCAGCATCACCACCAGCATCACCACCAGAATCACCGCCTTCTCCGCCATCGCCTCCGTCTCCGCCATCGCCTCCGTCTCCGCCATCGCCTCCGTCTCCGCCATCGCCTCCGTCTCCGCCATCGCCGCCGCCATCTCCACCTTCAAACTCAATGAGTCCTGTGTAAGGATTGACAGCGCCACTGCCACCGTGTTCTTTTAACATGTCGGCTTCTTCTTCATTAATGTGCGCTACGATGGTATCATCACCACGGCCGCGTTTTTCAAGCTCTTTGGCTAGGCGTGCCAAGTCAGCATCACTTAGTTTGCTGAAGTCTATTTGGGAGTTTTGTTTTTTACTCATGGTGGGATTCCTTGTATACCTTATATTTATAGTTTAATAACTTAGTCCAAAATCTGGCCTGCGATTATATTCAGCAACATAGTCTGCCCATGTTAACTTAAAGTCATCACAGGTAAACAAACTGACTAACTGCATGCCATCTAGATAAGTGTCATGTGTGCCAGTTGTTTTGTTAATCAATGTAACATACTCTGTGGCAATTGGAATATTCATCATTGTTAACATTTGACGACTACTGCGTAGCGTGGCTTGACTGCCTGCTAGATCATCTACTAATAATACTGGCAAACCTATTAGTCTACCTTCTAACTTATTCTGTAAGCCATATGCTTTGGGCTGTTTCTTAATGCTGAACATTGAAGTACCTAAACGCTCTGCCATGGCCATACCCAGGACTACGCCGGCATCTTCACAGGCACCAATTTGAACATCTTTGTTGCTTAGTAGTTCTACTAATAAGTCTGCGGCAGTATTGGTAAACTTGGGATCATACATACAACGACGCAGATAAAACTGCCATGTATAATACTTGTCTTTGGCTTTGGCTGGTATTCTAGTTCCTGGTTCGCATCTATAGATACCCCGGTGTTCTATTTCATTTCTTAAATATTCTTTGCTGGTCATTTCATTTCTTTACTGTTTAATAACTTGTACTGCTATGCTTCTATTACCTAGTTTGCTTAGTGTAACTTCTGCCGAGCCAGTATCATTAATCACTCTAAACAACAGTTCTAGTCTATACAAGTAATAAGCACTTTGAGGCTCATCAATAATGTTTGTAAACACAGTTTTTTCTGTGGGTAATGTAGCTGTGCCAACACCCACTGTATATTGATAGCTTTGGCTGGCAATGGTAGCGTCATAATAATATTGTAGTTCTGTGTTTTGAATTACCAAAGCAGGTATGCCCACGTATCTATTCACTGCTACAGTATATTCTATAGTGGAAGAGGCTGAGGCTGTATAAGTGATTGTGTTGTCAAGCTGTGCGCTGATGAATGCTCTAGCTTGATTGCCGTTGACAATGGCAGCACCTTGACAGTCTGTGGTATTAAAATATATTGCGCTGGGAAAGCCAGGATCCACGCCCACAGTGGGAGGTTGAATAGTATTTGATACAGAGATAGTTCCGCCACTAGCTGGACCAAAGTTTAATATATCAAAACCCTGCTGTAATATAACATAACTTTCATTACATTCAACTACGCCAGGCCCATAATACAATCCATTGTATGCCGTGCTACCTGCGATCAATGGCATTGTGCCAAGTTCAAATGGCGGAGTAGCCTGTGCTGTGCTAAAGTTAACTTGTATGGTTCTACTGTCAATCCAATCTATTGTGGCAATGTTCAAAGGCGCAACATATAATGCTGTGGGCAAGCCAACGTAAAAACTGACAACACCTTGAACTGCGCCTGTGTTTGCCACTGTTAAAGGAATGGTCCATGGCGTGTTTATAGGATCATAGCTAGTATCTACCTGTGCGCCTACTCCAATGTTAGTGCCATAAACGTATTGTCCCACAGCAATCTTACTGGGAACTAAAGGATCATTTTGACGTAAACTGCCAGGATCACTAACAGTTATTTCATTGACTCCACTGGCGCCATGTGCGGGTGTTGTATAGCCTGGCAGTGTGCTGGGTATTCTTACTGAGCCTCTAAGCCAAGCTGTATAACTGTCACTGAAGCCAGCAAAGTCTTGCCCTAGGCCTTGCGGGCCACTAAGCGCATAATTGATAGCTTCAATTAAAGCTTCGCTGTCCTTGCGAGCGTACTCTACTGGAAACTGTGCCATTATGCTTTTACCTTTTGTTTAATATTACACACGTAAGGAGCACTTATGTTAAACCGTTTTCCTATTACTTTATAAGATTCTGTTGAATTTTGAATAGCAACAATATCTTCTTTTGATAATTTACTTTGAGGTTTGACATATCTACCTTTGGCAATCATATCTTTAACATTATCTGCTTGTGTACCTAAAAACAAATGATCTTCACGAACGCATTTAGGATTGTCACATTTATGACAAACAACTTTTCCTGTGATATCATGTCCGGCTAATTTCATGCTCCAACGATGGACTTGCATCCATTCGTGATTCATTTTGAATCCACCATAACCATCTTTACTGAGTTTACCTGTCCACTCCCAACATCCTGTAGAAGTTTCTTTGTTAACTTTATTCCAGTAATCATTAATTGTATTATATCGTCCCATATATTTCCTAGCGATCATCTTCCGTTTGTGTGAACTGCCACGTGATAGCGTTTACCATCCATATTTGTTTGTTACTGCTGTTACTCATTTCAACTGTGTTAACACGATAAGCATTTTGATTATATTGAATCCATGGATAATCTGTGTCACTGGTAATGGTTTGGCTGTTAACAGTTTGCGCTGCCTGTCCCACTGAGTTAGCACCTTCTAGGGTAACAGTTAAATTACCTATTAAGTTTGTGGCTACAGTGCCTGCTACAGTCATTGAGCCTGTGGCTGTTGATGTAAAGCTTACGCTGTTAACTTCTGCGTCTGTTACAGCATGAACACCATTGTAACTGTTTGGAGTTACACCTGTGACTATAATTGTATCACCTATAGTAAATGGGCGTAATGCCTGTGCTGTAAATGTTATTGTTGCCACTGAGCCTGTGCCACTTGTTGTCAGTGTTGTAAAGCTTGCGCCTGGATTGATTGGTAGTTCATCATTGCTTAAGTTTACAAACTCCGGCAATATTCTATGAACCATTAGCTTGCCACTGTAATCATTAATCAGCTTTAAGTTGTCACGTCTAAAGTAACTGGAAATTTCTGCGTCATCTAGGAAACTATAACCTTGATCCTTTTGAACAAGCTTTTGATCAGCAATACCTCTAGCGTAGATAACTGTTCTAGTTGCGCCATTGTAACGCCATTGGCTCAGTGCTGTGTCATAATAGCGTACTGGACTTTCTGCTGTCATTGTAGCTGAACTTACATCTCTGGGTGCGTTCCAACAGTCAATATCATAACGATAACTAATCATCTTATCGGGTACACCATCAACTGCGTTTACTGTGGGATAATATATTTCAATTTGATTGCGTTGCGTATTGGCCTGCATGTAAATGCGATCCACGTAGTTTTGATCTATTTGATTAAAGAACCAATTCTTCACACGCTGATTGCCCAAGCCTGTGAACTGTGTGCCATCAAAGACCCATATGTCTCTGGCATCCACACCATAAATCATTTTGTCTGTGTTAACCCAACAGTTAGCTGATAACAATCCGCGGCCTTGATTAAACAATCTTACGCCCAGGATAGGAGCTGACGTTGTTGTATAGTTGATGGGACTAAACACAACTGTGTCCCAGTAGCTACATAAGAATAACTGTCCATTGCTTGGGAACGCATCCAAGCTGGCGCCACGTAGGGGAACTTCAAGTTGGTTGGCCACGTTGGTAATAGTTGGAGTCCATGTTAAAGGCGCATCATTCAATCCAAAGTTTTGACTCCATTGTACAGTAACAGGATATTCTTCTGTTTGTCCTGTTGTTTTGTTTGTAGCTGTTAAGTTGCCTGCTACTAGAATACTACCAACGTTGGGCGTGTTATACATACGCATCCATCCTGCGTGAACAGCACTCCAATTTGGATTATAGTTCCAACTGTATTGTGGAGCAACTGTGCCCACACTGTTGCCAGGATATACCGATCCAATGCCATTAGGAGCAAAGAAGTTTATGGTTGTAGTTGTTGCTGATATAACATCAAATACACCATTAAAGTAATTGTTAACGTTGTCTATTTGTATTGTTTCACCATTGACAAAAGGAGCCGCAGTCTGTGCTTGATCTAAAGTTATTTGATATTCTGTATTGCTTACATAAGTGATATTACTGATACCCAGCGGAACTTGATTACTATACATTACCATCCTAGGAAACTCTGGACCTACTGTGCCTGCCTGCGTTTGTGCGCCCCATGTTCCTGCCAAGGCATAACTTACGCTAGTGGCTGTGGCTGCTGTAACAACATAAGTGCCTTGATAGTTAATTGGCACAATGCCTGTTACCTGTATTGTCTGTCCCACGTAGAAAGGTTGATATATGAAAGTCAAGCCTGTGGGAGTACCTGGCAGTGTCGCGACTGCTGTTCCACCTAGTGTAGTGCTTAATGTGAATTGATTATAGCCATTGGTCTTAATGATGTAATAAGTCGTAGGATTTGTATAACCGACTATAGCAGGAGGTTGAATGGCAAATGTCAATCCAGATGTTGTACCTGCAGTTGTAACAATAGCACTGCCGCCTGTAGTCTTTAGCGTAAAGTAAGTTGATCCATTGGTTGTGGCAATAACATAAGTTGTAGGATTTGAATAACCTGTTATAGTGCCTGTGCCTGTTAACGTGCCACTGACAATGACTTGCTGGCCTACCAATAGTGTAGTAGCTGGACATGAAAAGCCTCCTGCTGTGCTGTTAATGCCAATGCCCAAGGTATAAGTTAAACCTGAAGGAGTGCCTGCTGTTGTTACAATGGCAGCACCTGAGGCAGTGACCAATGTAAATGTTGTTGAACCGTTGGTAGCACTTATTCTATATGTTGTTGGATTTGAATAGCCTGTGATTGAACCTGTGCCACCTAACGTGCCGCTGATTGTCACAGTTTGTCCTACTAGTAACGTTGATGCTGTACATGAAAACTGTCCAGCTAGACCGGTAATCTTTACGCCGGATAACGTGCCTGTGGGTGTGACAGCAGGCGTAGTCACTGTGCCTGACACTGTGACCTTTTGGTTTACTTTAAGTTGTTCACTGCTGGTATAAGTGAATACACCATCTGTGCCAGTGATGTTTATGTTGGCCAATGCAGGCTGTTGAGCAAAGCCAATAGTTGCTGTGCCACCACCTGAAGTCGCTGACGTTGTTACGATTCTATATGCTGTGTCATTGGGCCAAAACATTGGAGGATTCTGTTCGTCATTGAACAAAGGCACTGTGCCACTCCATGCTTCTGTGATATTCTGTCCTTGTGTATAAGTGCCCACGCCACCCGGGGGAGTAATGTCATACCAAAAGTAACTACGACTGGCATACCATTTACCTTCTTCTGTGGCTACGATACTCCAAAAGTTAGGATCACCGGTTGTTGTATTAGTGTCCTGTCTAAAGCCTGCGCTTAGATATACAGGAGTGCCAGGAGTAACCAAGCCTAGAATCTCTTCATCACCGCTGATACTTCTAATACCTCTAACGTCTGTTTCAACGTTGGCGCCCTCGTTGTATTCATTTGGACCTAGTGCTGTGCTAGGAACGTCGGGCGTGTATGACATCTTTTGAAATGGAGTTC